TAGGATAACCAGTAGTAGGAGACGACATCTGAGGAATAGTAAACGAAATCGAATCCCCCGGATTCACCTGCTCACCCATATACTTAGCAAAATTAGACCACAATAACCGATCCGGAACAAAGAAGAAAAACCAATCCCAATACATATTATCCATCAACGGCTTCAACAACGTAGCAATACGAGCAAAACCAGTCGCACGCACAGTAAAGGTATCACCCGGCAAAACCCAATCACACAACACAGGAATTAAATAACCAGCATCAAACGTAGTCTTATAACCATGACTCCGATCAAAAACCGACCGCTCAATATTAACACTCGGAACCTGCGAGAAACGATGCTGAGAACCCATCACAGTAGGCAACCGCTTCATCGGAGGCATAAACTATACCACCACCTTCCGAGCACCATCACGCTCATACACAACCGTAGGATTACTCAAATTCTCAATAGGCGCAAACTGAAGCGCCAAACAACACTGAACCGGAGCAACCTCCGACACTAACAAGCCACTCTCATCATCAAACTCACCCAACTTAAACAACGAATAATCCTGAGGATGCTTCGCCCAATCACTCTCAGGATTCCGAACAGCATCGCCAAACGTTCGCTCAGCCTCACCCACCGTCCGCCCATAAAACGGACGCATAAACGTCTTAACCTGAGCATCATAAACAGCAAAAAGACCATACCGCATTACAAACTCCTTTCTAACAACTTAAGGTTAGCAACAGCAATCAACTCACGAGCAGCACGCTCACGCCAAACCTCCTTACAACCATCCTTCAAAACCTTCTCACCGTACTTCCGCAACCTCCGCGCCTTACACACTTCCAAAACAGCAGCATCACGTAACTTCATCTGCTCATCATAGTAACGCGGAGGCTTCATCTCACTACCACGCACAACACAACTGTCGTGCAAATACACCTCATCAGCAAACCGCTTAAACCAATCATAACCAATACCATGACCACCACGACCGCCACGACTCATCCGGAAAAACTCGGGCACAATCTCAACCATCTCACCCGTATCACCGTCCACATTATACTTCTTACAATCCACACCAGTACGCTTCTTCATTACATATCGCGCAATATACGCAGCTGCTTCAAACGACATACTCCCAACATTGGACAACCCAAACGGCCACAACTTCGATAACGCCGCCGATCTAAACAACGGAAACCCTTTTTGGGACTTTCCCATCTCCACCAAATCATCAAACGAATGACCAAACAAAAGAAAATGATAATGAGGCCGACCATTATCATCACCATACTCTCCCGCATACATATGCCTCACTTTCTTAGGCTCAATAGACTTACGCAAACGCTTCAAAAACAGTACACAAGACACAGGATCTAAAGAACCACGCGGAGGCAAATACTGAGGATCATAAGTCAACGACACAGAACAATTCTCATCATGCAAACTCGCCTCATGAACAGCACGCAACGCCCACTCACGACTATACTTCAAACGACACTCAACACACTGACCACAGGGAAACGTAGTCTGCTTCACACCCTGAGTCAAACGACTAGGGCGGACACACATCTACTTCTTCCTACGACCAAAAATACTCGACAACCAACCAAGAACAGCACCAGCTACCGCATACAATAAATCGGTAAGATCAGGAGAAATAACCATTATAACCGAATACCTCCTCTCATCGGACCAGCAACAGACACATTGTTACGAGGGTGAGCACCAGCACCACGACGAAACGTCTTGCGACTATGACGCCTACCCATCCTGCCACGACGAGCCATAAACAACAACCTCCTCTCAAAGGTGACCTACCAGGCACCACGACCGACACCAAGATAGGTGTCAGTCCGCACAGTTACAACAAGTCAAGAACTGTGCCATCCAGGGCTCAGCGCGCGGCCGCTCCGGCGGCCGAGCTTGAGCCCCGGGACCAACGAGTATCCCGCAAGGAGCCCGAACAAACACCATACCTAGGTATACTCCTAGCTTGCGCACTCACACACTAACGCTTACTATCCCTACACCGAAGCGAACATCACATACCAGGAGGATCTATGGCAGACAAGCAGCCCGACCTCAGCATCACCCAAGTCAAGGCCGCATACCAACGCGCCTTGACCAAACTGGCGAGACAGCAAAGCGCACTCGCCGCCACACAGGCAGAAATTGCCGTCTGGGAACAGTACATGCGCAACACCGAAAAGGGACGATAACCAATGCCAGACGAACTCACAAAACAACAGACAAAAGAGCTCGCATCACAACACTTCCACGCTCGACTAGACGACGTGGTAAACGAGCTCAAGAGAATCGCAAAAGCTCTAGACTACACCAACACAAACGTATTCGAAGTCAAGAAAGGACTTGACAACGTAGAACGCGCGATCGACTACGGACTCGCCGCGCTCTTACCAAAGTAACAACAACACAAAGCCCCCGGCAACACACCGCCGGGGGCCACTGTGTCCATATGGACACAAAAAAAATCAAAACACAAACACGCGCGCGCGCACGCGCGAACTACGCGCGCGCACACGCGCACGCTTACAAAACTTACAATGCAAACCTAAACACCAACTACACACCAGGAACAACCGGCACAACCGGAACAGGAATAGCCTCCGCCTTCGGCGGAGCCTCCAAAACACCAATCTCTACTAAACGCTCATGACTACGAGGATCACTCAAAGCATCCAAAAACAATAACGCATCGTTCATAAACTCCGAACGAATCTCAGCAGGCATACCATCAAAATACTCACGTACATGAACTAAACGATCATTCAACTGACGATAATCACCTAACTCCGTCGTATCAAAATACATAGCCTCCGGCAACGGCAACTGACCTGGACTCGTAATACCAGCACGCTTCAAAATCTTATTAATATCTGCCGAATCAGCATCACTCTCACGAGTCATCTTTTCCTTCGGATCACAAAACGTACCAACATTAACCGCCAACCCAAAAAAATCCTTCACAGCCGCCATAACAACCTCCTACCTCTTAGATGGAATAGCCTTACCAATAACAGCACCAGCACCGCCACCAAAAATCGCCTGCATCCAAGCCGAAATACGACGCAAAATCTCACCTTCCCGACCTTCATATACCTTACTTCCAGCACGAGCAGAATTCACACCATACTCCGCCATCTCCGCATTAGCAGCCGCCTCACGCGCCGCCGACTTAGCACCACTAACAACAGATGGCTGCACCTGCAACGCTGTCTCAGCATTAACATCTGACAAATTACCCTGTGCATGAGTAGCATAGGCCTGCTGCTTCAAAAACTCCAACTCCTTAGCCAAACGACGAACACCAACAGCACTACTAGCAGCAGGACCAACAACATCATCCATCTGACTCATAGCACCAGTAGGCGTACTCTCGCCACCTTGCATAATAGACAGCATCGGATTCAAACCAGCAGCACGCAAATCTTTAACCTGGCGCTGATGTGCCGTACTAGACATACGCTCCTGAAACCGCATTTGCTCACGCGCCATCTTCCGATTCTGACTAGCACTCGCCAACCCACCAATCAACTGAGCACCACCAGCAATAATCGCCGGAACAGTCATAAACATTATCCTAGAAATGGTCAATAAAACCGGGCACACCAAACACCGGCATCGGACGAGCACACTTCATATCAAACCAAATATCACAATAGAAATCAGGCTCAGTCACAACCGCAATACGCGAAGCCAACACATTAGTTGACTGATCCTCTATAAACGTCTGACCCAACACCGGCAGCGCCGAAAACTTCTCACTCATATGCCAAATCTCCAACGTACCAGCAGCAGTAGGACGAAACAAGCCCGTCACTTTAGACGGCTTATAACGATACTCCGCATAACGCTCCTCATAACCAAAAACCAAAGCATCCGCAGCAGAACCAGTAGCAAAAATCTCCTTATTCAAAACCGCCTGCTCACCTATATGAGCAAACTCCGGCCAATACCGATCAAAACGAGTCAAATGACTCCAATGACGTTCCAAACCCTGAGAATACGTCAAATCCGCCCGTACATTCATGATACCAATAATCAAACCATGCTCAGTAAATGACTTAGTAAAACCAATACCATTCGCTGTAGCAGTACCAAGCGCCGCCAAATCCGCCAACTTCTTATTAACTGCCTCACCCGCAGCCGCACCAGTCTGCGCCACTGGCGCAACAATTACTGGAACACTACCACCACCAATATACTCAGCACGCTGTAACCGAGCATCAGGTGAAACAACACCAAAATGCGAGCGAACAATCTCAGTATAACGAGTACCACCACGAGCATCACGTTCCAAAAACTTCTGCGTCTGAAACGCAATACGTAAATCATTAATAGTAGCGGCAGTCACAGTAGACAAATCAGCAACCAACTTAGTCTGATCCCAAGACATATTATCATTCGCCGCCCAGTTAACACCATCAATCAACTGCACATTAGAAGGATTAGCAGCACCAACAGCACGCATATTACCAGTCTTAGTAGTATCAGTAACACCACGCCAAATCGGAATCTTATCACCTGTCCCAATGACATTGGCATTACCAGTCAACGGCAACCCAACCGCCGTACCCTTCTGCAAAAACGGAAGACAACTCGTAAAATAATCATGCCGCTTACCACGCTTTAACGGCAAACCCTGCGCACGAGTATTAGCATCAGGACCATCACCTAAAAGAGCAAACGTATCAGAGGAAATCAAATTCTCATCACGAAACCACTGATTATAAATAAGAGAATAAGCCCGCAAAGGCAACGCAGAGTGAGAAATCGCAGCAGTAACAGCAGGAGTACCAACAGTAGGCAAACCAAAATAATCTGCAATACTTCCAATAGGATAACCAGTAGTAGGAGACGACATCTGAGGAATACTAAACGAAATCGAATCCCCCGGATTCACCTGCTCACCCATATACTTAGCAAAATTAGACCACAATAACCGATCCGGAACAAAGAAGAAAAACCAATCCC